TTTTCTTCATAGATATATCTTCTATTACTATGATAGCACAAATGCTATCAAAAGTCAATAGCAAATCAAAAAAAGAGGAGTGATTTTATGAGCATTTTCAGCGGACTATTCCGAAGTCGTGACAAGCCGAAAAACAGCTATGACAGCCCGTCCTACAGTTATTTTTTCGGACGGACAAACAGCGGAAAACTGACCATTTGGCTGAATAGTCTGGGCGGCAATTGAGGCGGTGATGAATGCCCCACTTCCAAGCCGATCGCCAATAGCCCGATAAGGAAAAATCCACGGAGAAAATTGAAGGTGCGGTAGCGTTGATTATGGCACTTGACCGTGTAATCCGATGCGGTTCGAGCGATTCCGGAGCGTCGATTTACGATGATAGGGATTTGTTTATTCTGTAAGAATTGATAAACTGGAAGTTGTTTATCTCATTAAAAACCTTTAATACACTCTGGCAATTCAACTATTTTAGATATGATAGCATCAGGCTCTATTGCTTTTCCAAATCCATAGGCAGCATATATAAATGGAATACCTGCAATACGTGAAGCTTTTTCATCTCCTTCTGTATCACCAATATAAACAGCACTTTGTATATTGTTTCTTTCCATTATAAGCTTAATATTACTACCTTTATCTAAACCGGTTCTTCCAGACATTTCTATGTCATTGAAATATTGTTCTAATTTATGAGCGTGTAAAAAAGCTGGAACATACCCGTCCTGACAATTACTTACTATGTATAATTCGTATTCTTTCTTTAAAGCTTTTAATGTTTCTTCCAAACCAACATAAAGAATAGCACCATTTTCTGTTAAGTAATTTACTTCTTCATATCCAAATTCATCGACAATACCATTTCGTTTTTCTTCTGGGAGTTCTGGAAAAAGTATATCGCCAATTTCTTTCATAGTTTTTCCCATCAATTGCTCTGCCTTTTCCTTTGTCATTTTCCAAGTGATTTCTTTATGATTTAAAAGTACTCTATTCCAAATAGCACTCGCACAACCTGTAGAATTCCACATAGTTCCATCTAAATCAAAAATAATAGCATTAACCATATCTTAATACATTCCTTTCGTAACCTCCGATTTGCAGTGCCATTCACACCGCAATTTTTCTTAATTATATCACCGCCCATTAAAAAAGTCAACCTTGAAAGGAGTTGATGTACATGAGCATTTTCACAGGATTATTCCGAAGCCGTGACAAGCCGAAAAACAGCTATGACAGCCCGTCCTACAGTTATTTTTTCGGACGGACAAACAGCGGAAAACTGACCATTTGGCTGAATAGTCTGGGCGGCAATTGAGGCGGTGATGAATGCCCGATTGGCACGGACTCTGAGGGCGGTTTCCTGTGTCCAGACGAGTTCGAGAAAAAGCTGATTGAAAGCCTTGAAGAAGAGAATATTTTCCGTCCACTGGCAACGAAAATCAACACTTCAAGCAGCGACAGAAAAATTCCGATTGTGACCTCAAAGGGCGAGGCTGCGTGGCTCGAAGAAGAGGAAGCCTATAGCCTTTCCAATGATGCTTTCGGTCAGATTGCCCTCTCCGCCTACAAGGTTGGCACGGCAATCAAGATTTCGGAAGAACTGCTAAACGACAGCGTTTTCGACCTTCCTGCGTACATCGCTAAGGAATTTGGTCGCAAAATCGGTGCAAAGGAAGAAGAGGCATTTCTCACCGGTGACGGCAAGGGCAAGCGGACCGGCATTTTTTCAGACATCGGCGGTGCGGAAAATGAGGAAACCACACGGCAGGTTATGCTGTATACCATTTCTTACCTCTACGAAAACCGCAATACTGCGGACTTTTTGAAATTAACGCTGGTGATTCGGGCATTGCTTTTTGCACAGCGAGAGGATGTGATTTGATTGGAAATCGGAAAATTGAATCAGCGAATTACGATTCTTGAAAACAGAACTGTGATTGATGAAATCGGTAACCACACCGCTAAATGGGAGGAAATTTTTTCCTGTTGGGCGTGTGTTTCTGTCAAAACGTCTACAGAATCTGACGATGCAGGAGTTAGCAAGGAAGTGCAAACAGTTCAATTTATAGTCCGTCAGAATTTTCAAACTGTCCGTCTATCAACTACAACTAATCGGATTCTCTTTTGTGATTTAGAGTACGATATTACCGGAATTGTGCCGGATTTTGTGCGTAACGATTACATCAAAATCACTGCTACCACAAGAAAGGCAGGTGTCCCCGATGACATCTATTGATGACATGAGTGCTGAAATCATGAGAGGCTTGACGGAGTATGCAGACCTTGCCGATACGGAAATGAAAAAAGCCGTCCGCAAGACTGCGACGACTGTCAAGAAAGAAATCATAGAGAACGCACCGGTAAAATCGGGAGCATACAAGAAAAGTTGGACGGCATCAAAAGTGTCGGAAAATAGCCACGAATTGCAGATGACGGTGCATTCTAAAAATCGCTATCAGCTTGCGCACCTTTTGGAAAAGGGTCATGCAAAGCGTGGCGGAGGACGGGTTTCTGCCCGTCCTCACATTGCTCCTGCCGAAGAAAAAGGGGTAGAGTTATTGGAAAGTCTGATAGAGGAAGCGTTGAGGTGATTGCTATGACATACGAAGCATTGGGCTAAAATCACAGCGTGGTCTGATAACGGTGTTCCTACCTTTGATACGCCCGTGAGACTGCCCGGTGCTGTATCGCTGAGTATTGATGCCAATGGCGAAGCCGAAAATTTCTACGCTGACAATATGGTATATTATGTGATTAACAACAACGCTGGTTATACCGGTGATCTTGAAATCGCCCTCATTACCACCGATTTTGCAACGGAAATCTTGGGAGAAATTCTTGACACAAAGGGCGTACTGGTGGAGAAGAATGACGCTGAGTTGCAGCAGTTTGCGCTCTTGTTTGAGTTTGATGGGGACAAAAATCATATTCGTCATGTACTTTACTGCTGCACAGCAAGCCGTCCTGCAACAGAAAGCTCTACCACGGAGGAAAGCACCGAGGTTAAGACGGAAACATTGTCGCTGACAGCATCGGCTCTGCCGGACGGTCTGGTGAAATCCAAGACATGCGAAAATACGGACGAAACGATTTACAATAATTGGTATAGTTCCGTGTATATTCCGAAGTTCACGGCATCGAAAACGACCACGAATACAACAAAAACATCGTAAGGAGATAGGGCTATGGCTATTAAGAAAACAATTACAATTGACGGGATTGAAGTTCCTTTCAAGGCAAGTGCAGCGGTGCCTCGTCTTTACCGTCTGAAGTTCGGCAGGGATATCTACAAGGATTTTGCTGCTTTGCAGAAAGACGTGAAGGATGGCGATGAATCCAGTTCAGGGCTGAATATTGAGAGCCTCGAAGTATTCGAGAACATTGCCTTTGTAATGGCGAAACACGCTGACCCTGAGAACGTACCCGATAATCCGGACGAGTTTCTGGAACAGTTCAACACGTTCAGTATTTATGAAATTCTCCCTCAGCTGATTGAGCTTTGGGGATTGAATACCGCAACCCAAATTGAATCTAAAAAAAACATCGCTCGACTGACATACCGATGACAACGCCGCTATTCTTACTAAGATGCAAAAAACTCGGTCTGTCGATGACCGAGCTGGATTTGCTTACAATAGGTTTGATAAATGATATGTTTTGTGAGCGTGAGCGAGATGATTTTGACGGGTGGACACAGCAGGCTACGCAGAAGGACATGGATAGATGGTAAAAAGGTCAGCCGAAATGAATCGACCGACCTTTTTTCTTAAAGATTATTCTTTTGGATTCTCTTTTGTGCCACTTCGTACACTTCATCATCTTCCCTTGCACCAATAACAACAATCAGCATTTTATCATTGATTTTCACAAGTTTATAGACAATACGAAGTCCGGCAGCTTTTAATTTGATTTTCAAGAAACCGGACAGGTCATTGCCATTCTTGTTTCCAAGTGGTTTACCATAGCCGCCTTCTGCTTGTGAAAGTGGGTTCTGCTGAACCTTTGCCAATGCTTTCAATACAAGTTTTCTCTGACTGCCGTCTAACGCAAGCAAGTCTTTTTTCGCTTCCGGTAAATATTCATATTCCCAACTCATTCAAATTCTACCTCATCCATTTCTGCAAGTTCTTCATCGGTGATACCGAGTTCACGCTGAACTTCTTCAGCAGAAACAGTGGTTTCAGGATTAAAGTTTGCCATTCGCTGTGTTGCAATCGCAAGCAGACGAGCATCGTTTACTTCATCCATTAGTTGGATGTATTCCTGTGGAGAAATAAGAACACATTCCGGAGTATTGTTTTTCATAACAACTTTTGCGCCGGACTGCTTAACCTCGCTGAATATTTTTCCGGCAAGACCACGGTTAAACAATGAAATTGAAACGGTATTTTCTAATGCTGCAATAATATTCATAACATCCACCTCCACCTATATTATATGCCAAAACAGCAGAAAAGTCAATAGCTTTACTGATAAAAATACTGATATTTTTTAAAAGGCAGGTGAAACCCATGGCAAACCGCATTAAAGGCATAACCGTCGAGATTGGCGGTGATACAACCCGTTTATCCAAAGCACTGGACAGCGTCAACAAGAACATCAAAAACACGCAGACACAG